GGAGAATAAACAGCACCTGTTTCAAGGAACTGTGCACCTCTATATCCCATTAATATAGTATTCTCAGTCATATAAGGATTCTTATAAACTTGGAATCTATTATTAATAGCACCTACTTTTTGTACACCCATTGCAAATTGCATTTTGTCACCATCTGTATCAGCAGCATATCCTGGAATTGATTCTAGGATTGTTGCAACAGTTGGAGAACAAACAAGGAAGTTAGCTCCACCTCTTAAAGTTAATTGGTGAATTTTATTACTAACTTTTTGTACTTTAGTTCCTAAAGTTTGGAACCAAGTACCTTGGTTATATGCTTGACCTGTTAAGTTTGGATCATCAATAATAGTATTTGTAGCACCATCAAAGATTTTACCAACTCTTGCTGACCATCTTTCAGTTGTTTGAGCATTTTGGATTAACATATCTAAAATTTCTAAATCAATTTCTTGCGAAACATATTCAGATAACATAGAAGTTAATTCAGCCTCAGCATCAATTGAATGATAAGCATTCAAGTCTTGAGCAAATTCTGGTGACCAAATAGCTTTTAGCTTTCTAGTCTTAGCAACGATTGCCTCAGATCTTAATTCAAGATTAATTTCTGGAATATCTAGAATTGATGAATCAGTTAAGTCACCATTTGTAGTTGACTCAAAATCACCTCTAGAAATATCAGTTGGTGCTTTATGATAAGCAACTTCTGATTCTAGCATTACGATTGCTGGTTCAGTTACTGAATAAGACTCAACTAGGAATAATACTGATTCTTCAGAAAGATCACCAGTTGGAGTAGCTACTCTAGTAAACTCAGGTACAACATTAACAATACCAGAACCTGATATATTAAATGCTCTTGCACCTTTAAGATCTGCATTAGATGTACCAGCTGTACCACCAGTATCTAATTCGCTAGCTTTAACACCAACAATTTGGTAGTGTTTTGAGTTAGCTGTTGCTGACGCAGAAAATTCAGCGTTAAAGTTTGTAAATTTGTCAAACTGTGCTCCAGTTAAAACTGTTTTACCTTCAGTAAACACATTAGTGAATGGATCATATGAACCAGTGTTCATATCACCTGCTTCTAATACTTTGTTTACATCGTTTACAGAATATCCAAACCTACCTGATCCGTAAAGACCTTCAGTTGCAGCAGTACCTCTATCAGCATCAGTTACACCAAAAACAGAATCTGTTTGTGATGTTCTTCCTGCTCCTGTTAAGAAGTCATTACCAGCTGCGCCATTAAATCCTTGCGTACCTTGTTTTGTACCATATTTAAAGTCTAAGTAAAATACTAGACCTGATGGTAAGTTCATTGGTTGAACAGAAACGAAATCTTTTGCAGCTATCTCAGCAAAAATTCTTCTAACTAATGGAAGAGCTACCCCTGCCCATTCTTCTGAATTTGATGAAGTACCTGTAGCGGATGCTTCCGTCACCAATTGCTTAGCTTGGTTCTCTAATAGAACGGCCATGCCTTTTCTTTCAACCTCATTGTTCATGCCTTCCAAAAGACCTGTCTTTGACCACTTCTTTTCTAATTGAAGTGAGACAGCATTTTGATTAGCTGAAGCATCATGAGGTAATAGTGAATTTACATTCATTTTTAATCTCCTTTGATTACAGATTAGCTAACTTCTTCCATCTTGCAGATAAATCAGATCCTTCAGAAATTACTTTCTTACTTGGTCTTGTTGATCTACTTGATTTTGAAGCATAGCTTTCTTTGATTGTTCTTTTTGTCTTTCCACCAAAACCAAATGATTCAGATAATGTAGCAAATACTAACTTAACTTCTCTCAATGATTGAGCTCTGTCAAAGTTTTCAATTACTTTCATTTTCTGACCTTCATTTAATGAATGGTTTCTAAACAATTTGTTTGAGAATAATAGTTTTGCGTTTAAAAGATTAACTTCGTTGATTTTAGATTTCAAGAATTTAATAACATTATAAGCTTCTTCTAAATCTTTTTCAGCTTCTGTTTCTGTTACTTCTTTCTCTTCTTCTTCGTCTACTTTGTCCTCTCCCTCTTCTTCTCTCAATGCGTTGATGATCTCGTCTAAAGATACTTCTTCTTCTTCATCCATCTTGTCTTCCTCAGTTTCTGTAAGGTCGCCCTCACCTGGGTCATCAGTTGATGAAGCTTCAAGATCTACTTTATTATCGCCAGCACCAACTTCAGATGAATCTAAATCTTCTTCTACAGACATTTCATCTTCTAATTCTTTGATGATTGCCTCAAGTTCAAGATCTTCTTCTTCTTCCATTGCTTCTTCTTCTTCAGCTACAGGCTCTTCTTCCATATCTTCTTCCATAGCAGGCTCTTCAGTTTCTTCAACTTCGCCTTCCATATCTTCAGACATTTCATCATCACCATGTTCGCCTTCTGAAACATCAGATCCAGCAGCAGCATCCATACCGTCGCCATTTTTTTCGACAGCATCTTCAGCTTCTTCCATTTCTTCTTCTTCAGCTAATTTAGCAGATAACATTGATTGAATTCTAGGGGTGAACGCTTCTTCTAATGCAATTTTTGCGTTAGCAAGTGCAGTTTCTCGTACGGCTTTAGCGTCTGCAATTGCTTCTTTTAACAAATTTGAATTTGCCATAGTTGTTCTCCTCTTATTTAATTTGGAAATAAGGCTATTAAGAGCCTCAATTGAATGCCGAATGCATTCGTATTGTTTAATTAGTTGAGTGACCGTATATTAAGATACGGTATCGTTTCATTAATATATATACGTGTGCTCTAGAAATTTATCCGTATAATGTAAAAAAAGTGCCTATTGGCACTTTCTTTTTAATATCTATTTAGGTCTTCTACCCATTGAAAATATTTTGCTCGTTTCATCATCTCTCTCTTTTTTGCAGATTTAGGAACGAAATATCTCCTTTCTCTAAGTTCTTGTAGCTTACCAGATTGTTTAAGTTCTTTTTTAAACGACCTTAAAGCAAAGTTAATATCTCCACGTGGATGTTGTTTTGTTTTGATAACCCTAATGCCTAATGCTCCGGGCAAAATTGACTTCTGTCTTTTCATTTTTTTGTTCATATAACTATTTTAATGTTTATAACTATAATAATATAAAGAATATTTTTCAATAATCAAAATATTATTACATATCTTTTCCTGGATAAGGAACTGAATCTCCGGCTCTTTTATCATCTATACCTGCAGTATAAGAATCTTCTTCTATTCTATCTTCTAATGCTTCGCCTATCTTGTAATATCTATTTAATACAGTACCCATATCTTCATATGCAGATTCTAACCTTTGTTGTAATCCACTCATTTCTCCAGAAGTCTTTTCAAATACTTTCATAGCCTCATTCATTTGTTTCATATGTCTAGATACCGTTACATTATCAAACCAATGTTCTGATTCATCGATGGTCATCTTTTCAGCCTGTTCTACCACGCTTTTAAGGGTTGTAGTGACCTCTTGTAGTCTTGCATTGGAATATACCATCTCTCCTAACTTATGAAAATTAGATACTACTTCTAAAAACGACTTTTTTTGTTCTTTAGTCATTTTTTCATCTTTTTCTTCTCCAAGATATTTCTCGTTAAGAATATGTTTCATTAGTTGTTTTTCATATTTCATTGTATATTCTCCTTATGCATCAAATGATTTTTGTCTTTTTGATCTGTCTAACATTTTTTGAAGACCTTCTAATTGTTTTTCTGCTCCAGCTATATATCTTCTAGCTTGATTTGCAGCTTGTTCTGCCGCATCTGAAACTAAACCATATACTTCTTCATCTTCTGCTAATCCATCTAATGTTCTTATTAGTTCTTCTTCTACTGCTGTTATAGCTTCTTGCGCTGCTTCTACTTGACCAATATAATAATCATAATCAAATCCTTCTCCATTAGCCTCTTTTAATGAATGAGCTCTAGTTGTATCTTTTAATGTTGGTAATGGCTGTCCAGGTTTTCTTTCCCAAGCAAATCCTTCTAATAATTTTTTTAATTTCATTATTGATTCCCTTTAGCAAGTCCATCCATTTTCTTTTCCGGAACTCCATTTTTTTCTATTGCTTTATATTTGCTATTTGCAGCTTCATGTCCTAAATTACCTTCTCCTTCAAATGCATTAGTATCGACTTTTTTTCCGGTTCCGATTTGACCTTTTTTATTAAATGGTCCAAATTGTGATTGCATATCTTCTAGTGCCATAATTAAAACTCCGTTATTATATCAGTTATTATTCTTTCAACTCCAGCAAATTTATTTGCTTTAATTGTTCCTTTTGATTCATTTACTGGAGAAAGGAATGCTCCATGTGTTGATGGATTAGAAACAAAATCAAAAGCTATCAATTCAAAGTCTGGTTGTACTTCTAAAGTTTGTTCTCCTTCTCCCATTACTTCTTTGACAGAACCCATACCTCTTGAACTAATACCTAATCTAATTCCTGATTTGAAAAGTTCTTTTAATATATTTCCTGCAGGAGTTCCTAACACTTCAACCTTACCAACTAAATCATCACCCTTCCAACTCATATCTAATACATTATGAGATACATTATTCAAATTCACAACTGATGAATCTGGATGATCTAATTCTCCTAATGCTCTTCTTTCATGAATAAATTCGTTAGCATATTTTTTTGCTTCTCTCATTAAGGTTTCTTTTGGATAAACTCTGCCATTTTGGTTTTTGGCTTCAGCTCTTTGAAGTACTCCGGATACAATAAGTTTTCCATTATTTTGTGTTAATGATTCATTTATTGCCTGAGGCGACACTTCAAATACTGTATAATCTACTAATAGTTGCTTATCCATTTTTTATCCCTTATTATATAGTCCTGAATTTAAGAATGCAACATGTTGTTCATATCGCTTTCTTTCATCAGCATATTTTCTTTTTTGCTCTGCTAGAGTTAAAGTTTTATTTTCTTTAGCTTTTATAAATTGTTGCCAGGTTCTATTCAATATCATTGTGACAACTCTTTTAATCTATTTGCAATCCTTGTCATTCTTTCGTTAATTTTTGCAAATCTTGTTCCTGTTGCTTTCCAAAAATGATTTGATTGAACTCCCATTTCTGTTTTTAGTCGTAAATTATTATTTACAATTTTTTCCATTAGCCCTAACATTTTGTTAACTTCCATGATACCTCTGTTAACCTTTTGTTGTGGTGTTGATGTTGGATCTTTTTTGAACTCTCTATATGATGTTTCATTTAGGCCGGCCATTTGATTCATCATTTTTTTGTATGTGCTTTCCATTTTTATATAATGTTTATTAGATTTAGACATTTTTTTCATACCTAATTTTTCAGCACTTCCTTTTTCATCTTCTTCTTTACCAAATGCATATGGTGTTTTAGGTGGACCTTCTCCGCCATCTAAATTTCCTGTTACATTCATTTCTTCTAATTCTTCTTCCTCATCTACATTTTTAGCAACATTGCCTAATTTATTATGAAGATAAGAATCTGTATCATCAACATCGCCATCATTGTCAACATCTTTATCATCAAGATCTTTAAATTTCATTTTAGCTTCTTTGTCATCGATGTTATCAAGACCTTCTTCTAAATATTTTTTGAATGCTTTAATATAATCCATTTTTTATCTCCTATTTACTTCCTTTAAATAAAAATACTGCACCATGGCCTAAAGAACCTGATACTTGAGATACACCTATTTCATAAAAAGTTTTTTCAGAAAAAGATTCTAATGGTATTGTCGATCCGCCTATAACAGTTATATTTCCTTCATGAGTACTACCTGATCTTATAAATGCTGAATATCCTAAATTTGATCCTGTTAAATCTAGTTGTCCACCAGTAAAAGTTATGGCAGAATGATATTTCCCATATGTGTATAGTCCATCATTAAATGTGTTAATTTGTGATCCGGATGGTGGTTGATAATATTGCCCTCTAGCCATTATTTAGTCCCTACATTTTTAAGTTCATTTACAAGCTCATAATACCTAAGCATTGTTAACACATCTTTATCTTCTATTAAATGCTTTTTACCTAATGTTAATAATAAATTACTTACTTCATTAAGTTTGATTCTAATAATCTTGCTTGGCACAGATGATTTTAATGTTTTAATTTCATTACGTAAAGATTTAACCTCTGTTAAAATATATTTACGTAATTTAACTGAATTTGTAACATTATTAATATATTCTTTAAGCATTCCTTTTTGCGGAGCACTTAATTTAGAATATTTTTCATTAAATTTATCTACAACTAATTTACTTGCTAATACACGTACATCTTTATGTTCCGAAGTAAGCGAAGGGGCGCTCTCTGCTTTTTTTGGAGTTGATTGTACATGTTCTACTAATGCAAATTTACATGTCACATATTCTTTGGGGTCATCTGCTTCTGCAAATTCAAACAATTTATATGTTGATGCATGTAGTTTATAATTTTTAATTCTTGATTTAAAGAAATCTTCTACTAGATAAGTATTTTTAAGATCTTTAATCAAATTATATTTATCACGTCTCAATTGAGACTCACTTATTTGTTTTCTTGCTCTTAACACTGCTTCTACAAATTTTTCAGCTTTAGTTTCGCTAGTAAATTTTTCTTCAGCAAGCGTACGATATAACTTAAGTTCTTTTGTTAATTCTGACTTTGCATGATAATGTTTTTTAAGGACACGAAGTGCTTTCGAATCATTATTATTCATTGTGTCAGAAGCAACCTGTCGTACGAGCAATTCAAATATTAATCCGGTGTTTTTAACTTTTGAATGTTTTATTCGTTTCATGAAATTGCGCCCTGTATATTCATAATTTTTTAATAAATATGCTAGTGTTTATGAAATCAATATTGAATTATTCCTCAATCAATTGACTTTCATCTAACATTGTTCCTTGATCATCATCTTTCTTCTCATTTATCATTGTCTGTTGAATAACTTTTGTTGATTTATTTAAAGTTTTCATTGAATCAATCAAGTGATTTATTTCTATATTTTCTGTGCTTAGTGGTGAGCCTCCTTTAAATTTATGTTGTAGTGGAGATTGATCACTACTAAATGTTTGTCCTATTGATTTAGCTGCTAATGGATCTCGTCCAAATTGTGAATCATGGGACTTACCTGTTGTTGGTCCAGCTGGTCTTCCTGGTCCTGCAACATGTTCTTGTTCTTGGCCTGGCAACAAGCCTCCTTTATTAGCAACATGCATTGAAGCAATATCATGAGGTGTTCCAAATGATTGATTTGTCTTCTTTGGATCATTTCCTTCTGATTTAATTTGTTCTCTTCTAAATGCCATTTTAAGATCTTCAACTACTTGTTCTTGTTCTGCAGTCCATTCATCTTGACTTAATCCAAATATATTTTCATATATCCATCTTTCTGAGAACATATTTGAATCTCTCATGTTTGTTGCTAATCCAATTTTTTCGTTTAAAGTTTCAACTTTTTGTTTTTCATATACTAATGATGGATTTGTTAATGATAATTCAAAATTAACTAAATCGGCATCTTTATATCCTTGACTATATAAATGAACAACTGCTATTTTTGTAAGTTCTGAAACAAATATTTTTTGTATTCTTTCAATTGTTCTTGCAAATCTTACATCTTCTGCTGCTAACGTTGCTTTACCTTCTACTCCTTCATCATATCCTAAAAATGCTTTAGGTATTTTTAATGCGGCAAATAATTTATTTTTTAAGTAATCTATATCTTCTATTTGACCATCACTAGATAATCCAGGTAATGATTCTATTGATGTTCCTGATTCTCCTCCTCTTACTGGTAAAAAGAAATCTTCAATCATATTTTGCATATTGAACTTAAGATTATAATCTCCTGTCTTTTCATCAATATAAGGAACCTTTTTCATTTTATTGATTATCGTTTGAATATGATTATCAACTTCTGCCGGTGGTATATTTCCTACATCTATCTTAAATATTCTTCGTTCAGGCGCTCTCATTATTCTATGTATTAACATTGCATCTTCCATTAATGTTAATTGTTTGAATATTTTTCTTGCAGGTTCGATCATTGATTTACCATATGGCAAAAAGTTTGTATCTGATAACAATCTAAAATGAGCTATTTCAAATGGCTGAAACTCTTGCATTTCTCCACTTTGACTACCATATGCATAATTATGAGATCCTCCTCCATGTGTCATTTCTAAAACAAATTTATGAGCATATGGATTTTCTGGATCAAATCCTTCATCACGTCTTAACTCGTACGGAGAAATTGGAGTTACATTTACAATTCCTATTTCTTCTTCTATATCTAAATGTAAATAAAAATCTCCATATTTACATGCATTTCTTATCCATGGCCATAAATTATAATCTACATTCAATACATCATAAAATAAATTTCTTAATATTTTTCTTATTTCATCATTTGATGATGTAATTGTAAGTGTATCGCCGTCTGCATCTTTTACAGTAGATTCATCGGAATAAATATCTAATGCAGATGATAAGATTGGGTCCATATCCATTGCTTCATAGTCAGTGAATAATTCTGTTTTTGCTGTATGAAATGATTGATTCTGATTGTATGTACCGTATCCAGGCATTCCTCTATGAACTCCGGAGAACCGATCGACATAACGCTTGTTAGTCATATTACCGGTGGACTGTAATCTATTTGTGTCAACAGCTTTAAGTCTATTTTTTGCAATTCTTCTAACAACTACATTAGTTGCAAATAATCTGCCTAATCGTGCCCTTAATGATTTATCTGCCATAATTTCCCAATTTTATATAAATATCTTATTTGTCTAAAAGCCAGGTTAAATCTTCATTGTCCTTGTCACCTGATTTCCATTGCCATTCTTTTGGCATATCATTTGTTGAAGTATATAGTCCTTTTGATTTACCAAAATGGCCTAATGCCTTTCTAGAAAGATCTACTCCTTGTTGATGTAATCGTAATGCAGTATCTCGAACCCATAATGCAATTCCAAATGCCATTACTAAATCATCATTATATCCTCTCTGTGCTTCTGCTCTTGAACCATTCCATATAAAGACATATAATTCATCTACCAATCGTTTTGACTTTACAACTGGTGATTTTTCTCTAAAATATGTTTCTAATTTTGAAATTATCAAAGGCCTTGTTTTTGATGTTGTTGAGAATCCAGGAACTTTTTGTCCTTTATTTTTCAAATCATACCCCTTTCTCAAATGCACATCTTCATCTACATATGCATCTTGTTTATAACTATAATATAAATTTTCATATCCTTTATCAATTGCAACTTGTAAAACTGCCCAACCTATATTAGCATTCTCAATTACTAGCAAGGCATTATTCCATTCTGTTGCAACAGCAATTAACATATTGCCGTATTCAGTAGTACCAATTTTACCTTTATATTCTGCTACTTGTTGCATTGTTTTTATATCCAATACATGAAATGCAGAATAATCTCCGCCATCACCTCTCGCAACATCCGCTACTACTACATATGATGATGAATAATTTGGATATTCCCAAATCCAATAATTAGAATCAAACCCTCTTTTTTCTTTTGGATCTTCAACATATGTTTGTTCATACCATTGAATAATAGGTCCGTCAACTACAGTATGACCAGAACTGATAAAGTCACAATCGCATTCTTGTGCTGCAGACTTTTCTCCTAACAGTTCTGTTTGCATTATTCTCCATGCCTCATCTCTCTCTGGATGTACTGTCCAATGAAGTTTTATAGGATTAAATCTTCCGCCTGCTTCAGCATCACACCATGTTTTATGAAATAAGTTACCTGTACCGTTTGGTGTTGATAACATAATTGCTCCACCACCAGTTGCTAATGTTTGTTGCGCTGCAGTCCATATTTCATCAATTCTATCTATAAATGCAGCCTCATCTAATACTAATAATGATAAGGCTTCAGATCTACCTGCATCACCTTTAGATGATATGGCTTTAATTTGTGACCCATTTTTGAATCTTAATGATAATTTGTTATCTTCTAATGTTTTTCCTTTTAACCATTTAGGTAAATTATCATGCATTACTCTTACTTTAGTAACAAGATTTTTTGCTACATCTTGCTTGGTTGCAATTACTAATACATTATAATCTGATTTGAATAACATACACCATAATGAATATCCGGCTGTTAAAGTAGAAATACCTAACTGTCTAGATTTAAGTATTACATTATATCTATTATCTTTTAGTTGGTCTAATGTGTCTTCTTGAAAAGGATAGAGATTGAAATACATCTTACCTTTAGTAGGATGTTGAATAATACAATATTTACGCATGAAGTGTATCGGATCTTGTGAACACCGTTTATATTCATCACGTATTATTTCTTTTATGCTTTTCTTTACCGCCATATTATACCTTAATATAAGAAATTATTTGCAGAAAAACAAATAAAAGAACAATTATTTTTTATTGCGTTTTTCGAATGAACGACCACCAAAATAAGCACCAATAACTGTAATAAGTACTAGTTGTAAAAGATCTGTCCACTTTTCTTCTAC